GCCACGTTAAACCTGGACTCCCACACCCTCTTAGTACCCCCTTGCCTTCTCCTAATCAACTCCTGCCGGTGTACGGTTCCGGCAACGCATTGCTCGGTTATGTTTCGCCCGTTGCGGCGAATCGTATGCTTGCTGCCGGTCATGTGATTGGTCGCGGCACTAAGCGGCGGATCCGCGCATTGATCGCCGTGCATGACAATATCGATTTGATTCCCGCCGAGAAGCCGCCCACTAATCATAAGTATTCGCACAATAAAGAAACCACGGATAACCCACGGGGTGTATGGACACTGAAGAAAATCACGCAATAACAACTGAGAAAAATGATAGCCTCGTGCTAACTGGTCCGACTAACCTGAAAACGCTACCGCGCTTACAGGCTGTGCTGGAGATTTACAGCAAGACCGGGAAGCTGATGGAGGCCTGCGCCCAGGCGGGCATCAACCACAACACCCACTATCGGAAGTTGGGGTCCGACCCGGCCTACCGGGCGGCATTCGAGAAGGCCGAGCGCCAGTGTGTGCAGCGTCTGGAGGACACCGCCTACGAGCGCGCCATGGCGGGCGACAACACGCTGCTGGTTGTCTTGCTCAAGCGATTCAAGCCGGAACACTACCGCGAGCGCGCCAGCGTCGACGTCACGCTCACGGTGAATCTGGCCGAGCGCCTGACCCAGGCGCGCAACCGGCTGATCGCGCTCGAGCGGGGAGAGAGTGCAGCCTGACGAAGAGTTGGTCGAATTGATGGCCAGCCTCAGGAACGACCCGCTGCGCTTCGTCCACGCGGCCTATCCTTGGGGCCAGCCGGGGCCGCTACAGGATTATGGGGGGCCGGACCGATGGCAGACCGAGCTCCTCGCCGACATTGGCCGCGAGGCCCGAGCACGGGCCTTCAATGGGGTTGACCCGGTGCTGCCCATACGTGAGGCGATCTCTAGCGGCCACGGCATCGGGAAGTCGACCACCTCGGGCTGGATCGCGAACTGGATTCTGTCGACCCGCCCACATAGCGTCGGCACCATCACCGCCAACACCTACCCGCAGCTAGAGACCAAGACGTGGCCCGCCATCCTCAAGTGGACCAAGCTATCGATCACCGCCCACTGGTTCATCATCGGGGCCGATAAGATCGCCGCCAAGTGCTCGCCGGACAGCTGGTTCGTCAGCGCCCAGACCTGCCGCCGGGAGAACTCTGAGGCCTTCCACGGCCAGCATGCGGCGCGCTCCACGTCCTGGTATCTGTTCGATGAGGCCTCGGCCATCCCGGACGAAATCTGGGAGGCCGCGGAGGGTGGGCTGACCGACGGCGAGCCGATGATCTTCGCCTGGGGTAACCCGACCCGCAATCAGGGCAAGTTCCACCGCATCGTCTTCGGCAGCGACCGCAACCGCTGGAAGCAGCGTGTCATCGATTCCCGCGAGTGCCGCTTCACCAACAAGGCGCTGATCGAAGAGTGGGTCAACGACTGGGGCGAGGACAGCGACTTCGTGCGGGTGCGCGTCCGCGGCATGGCTCCGCGCGCGGGCGACTTCCAGTTCATCGATTCCGAGCGCGTCTGGATGGCGCAAAAGCGCCCGCCGCAGTGCTTCCCCGATGACCCCCTGATTGCCGGATTCGACGTCAGTGGCGGCGGCGCGGCCTGGAACGTGATCGCCTTCCGGCGCGGCCTGGACGCGCGCACCATTCCCCCTATCCGCCTACCCGGGGAGTTCACCCGCGGCGACCGCGGGCCGATGCTCTCGAAGCTGGCCGAAGTGCTCGGCGATAAACGGATCGGGCACAAGGTGGCCATGCTGTTTGTCGACTCCGCCTACGGCGCGCCCTACGTCGAGCGCCTGCGCAGCATGGGCTTCCACAACGTGCAGGAGGTCAACTTTGGGGCCGCCTCGCCGGACCGGCATCAGGCCAACATGCGCGCCTACATGTGGAACAAGATGCGCGACTGGCTGGAGCACGGCGCGATTGTCTCCGATCAGGTGCTCGAGAACGATCTCATCGGGCCCTGCGCGGACCGCAACCGGCGCGACCAGTTGGTGCTCGAGAGCAAGCAGGACCTGCAGAAGCGGGGCATCGATTCGCCGGACAACGCCGACGCGCTGGCGCTGACCTTCGCGGCCCATGTGCCGCCGGACACGCAACCGCAGCACGATCGCTTCGCCCTGGCCGCAAGCGGGAGTTGGATGGCATGACTAGGAGGTAACGACGATGGATCTACCCAACGGCAAACCGACATCGAATATTGCGGGCATCGGGCGCGTACAGGGCACCGCGGCCCCAGAGCCGGGGCAAGGCCCGCGGACCAACGCCCAGGCTGATGGCACCGCCAGCTTCATCAACTCGACCAACACGCTGCCGCCGCTCTTCGGCACAGCGAAAGAAGAGCCCAACCAGGGGCCGCGGAATTTCCGCTCGGGCGCAGGTGGCACGGCATCACTCGAGGGCCGCGGAACCATGGAGAAAAAATAATGGCCAAGACTCCGAGCTCTGACGACTACACCACCGGGCGAGCGCCCCAAGACGAGCAGATGAAGGCCATGCGCAAGGCCATGGGCGAACCCGTGCGCCAGCGCGACCTGCCGCCCTTCGTGAGCAAGAGCGCGCTGCCGGTGGACCCGCACCGCGAGACGGATTAGTCATGCCGCTGAAGCACGGGAGCTCGCCCAAAACGGTCAGCGCCAACATCCGCGCCGAGGTGGCGGCTGGTAAGCCCCAGAAGCAGGCCGTGGCCATCGCTTTGAACACGGCCCGCAAGTCGAAACGGCCCCCTGCCAAGGGCCATAACCTGACAGACATGATGCACGGGAAAAGTTGAAAGGAAATAACGAATGCCAGATAGTTTCTATGCGAAGATTACCCCGGTGGGCGCTGAAGGGCCGGTCGACCCCGGCTATGGCGTCCCCGGCAGCGCAGGCCGCCCCAGTCACCCGATCGTACTCCCGCCCTTACCGGGAGTATGGCCGCCGCCTGGGCAGCCGTCGCACCCGATCGTCATCCCACCGGAGGTCGCCATCCCCGGCGTTCCCTCTCATCCGATCTACATCGAGGGAACCCCGGAGCACCCGATCGCGCTGCCCCCGGGCCAAGTATGGCCGCCGCTGCCGCCCGAGTACGCCGGTAAAGTCGTTGCCGTGATTGTGCTCGGCGAGGGTCAGGTGCACTGGTATCGCGTGCCTCCGCCCGCGGTGAATCCGGCGCCGCCGATCGGTACCCCGAAATAACTCCTCCGGCCCTAACACAGGGGGTGGCTCACCGGGTGAGCCACCCCCTTTTTTCCCCTCGAAATAAGTGCCCACCAAGCAATCCGACGAAGACATCCTGGCTACCGCGCGGCACCGTTTCAACCTGATCGAAACGGCAGAGCAGCAGATCCGCCAGGAGGCGCGCATCGACCTGCGCTTCGTCCGCGGCGAACAGTGGGACCAGCGCGACGTCGACGCCCGCACGGCGGGCGCGAGCCGCCGTCCTTGCCTCGTCTTCAACAAGCTCAACGGCCCGCTCAATCAGGTGGCCAACGAGGCCCGCACCAACCAGCCGGGGATCGAGGTGCATCCGGTCGACGACGTGGGCGACCCCGACACCGCCGAGGTCATCGAAGGCATGGTGCGCCACATCGAGTATGTTTCGAAGGCCGACGAGGTCTACGAGACCACGCTCGAGCAGTCGACCGCGGGAAGCTTCGGCTATTTCAAGGTGGTCACGCAATACCGCTGCCAGAACAGCTTTGAGCAGGAGCTCCGGATTGAGCGCATCCAGGATCCCTTCAGCATCTACGTGGATCCCTTCTGCCAGAGCGCCGACAAGAGCGACATGCGCTACGCCTTCGAAGTCAAGATCATCCCGCGCGACGACTACAAGGAGATCTACGGCGAGACCGTTGTTTCGCAGATGAATTTCTACCAGTCGAGCGTCAACCCGGCTCCGCAGTGGATCGGAACCGATGGCGTGATGGTGGCCAAATACTGGACCCGTGACCCGATCGAGAAGACGCTGGTGGGCATCGAGTGGAGCGACGGCAAAGTGACCGGCCTGTTCGAGGAGGACCTGCCCGACCCGCTGCCGCGTAATATGCGCCTTGCCATCGGACCCGATGGTAGGGAGTTACGGCGCAGCACGCTGACTTATCGGGTCAAGTGTTACACCATTAACGGCATCGAGATCTTAGATGAGAGCGAGTGGCGCGGTAAGTATATCCCGCTCCTCTATGTCGGCGGCAAGGAGATGTATGTCGAGGGCCAGCGCTACTTATTCAGCTTAGTAAGATTTGCGCGCGACCCGCAGAAGCTGTATAACTTCTATCGCTCGGGAGAGGCCGAGACGGTCATGCTGGGCACCAAGGCCCCCTGGATCGGAGCCAAAGGCATCTTCCGCGATCCGCGTTGGGAGACGGCCAACGTGGTGCCCTGGAGCTACCTCGAATACGAGCCGCTCGACATCGCGGGCAACCCGGCGCAGCCGCCGATACGCAACCAGTTCGAGCCGCCCATTCAGGCGCTCAGCGTGGGCGCGGCGCAGGCCTCTGACGACATCAAGGCGACCACCAATATCTACGATCCCTCGCTCGGGGCCCAGTCGAATGAGACCTCTGGCATCGCCATTCAGCGCCGCCAGAGCCAGAGCGGCATGGCCAACATGCATTTCCTCGACAACCTGAACCGGGCGGTGCGCCACTGCGGCGAGATCCTGGTCGATTTGATTCCCAAGATCTACGACACCCCGCGGGTGGTGCGGATCCTGGGCGAGGACCGCACCCAGCAGGTGGTCAAGGTCAACCAGCAATACCGCGACGAGAAAGGCCAGGACCACTGTTACGACTTCTCGCTCGGCGACTACGATGTGGCGCTGAGCGTGGGCCCGTCGTATATCACGCAGCGGCAGGAAGCCTTCGACATCATGACCAAGCTGGCGAGCGCCTACCCGCAGATTTTGCAGATCGCGGGCGACCTTGTATTTGCCAACGGCGACTTCCCCGGCTCTGACAAGATCGCCGAGCGCCTCAAGAAGACGCTGCCGCCGGGGCTGCAGGACGCGCCCGATGGCGCGCCGCCCTTGCCGCCGCCGGTCATGGCCAAGCTGCAGCAGGACGCGCAGACCATCGAGCAGCTGACCGCGGCCTTGCAGGCTGCCAACCAGCGCGAGCAGACCAAGGCTCTGCAGCTGGCCAGCGTGGAGCGCATGGAGACCGCCAAAATCGACAGCGAGAACCGGCAGAAGACTGCCGAGATCCGCAGCGACGACTGGCAGGCGGCCATGAAGGCCCAGGTCGATTTACTCACCGCCGAGATGCGCAGCCGCAGCAATGAAGACATCGCCCTGATGCGGGCCCAGCTGGCGCACATCGAAACGCAGATCAACGCCGCGCTCGCCCGGGAGCGCTCGGCGGCGATGACCACGCCATAAGCGAACCATTTATGTCCACCGAAGAAACTCCCGCCGTGGAGCAGGGGACCGGCACGCCCATGGAAAAGATCCCGACCGATTTTCGGGATTAC